ATAATCTTGCGGGTAATCAAAGAAACTCGTCTGCGGGTATCTATAGTGAACATCAAGCTACCTTTTATCTTTACTCTGATAACAACGATGTATTCTGGAGACAAAATACTGACGGTGTAAAAACTGTAAATCTATACACGTACAATGACGGAAACAATGTGACTGGATATCAAAGTGGTTATGCAACACATACCGCAAACATAACTCTGAATGGTTCTTTCCCAACTACATTAAGTTTAGAACAAAAAGGTGGTTCTGCAAAATCGTATTCTCTATCACAGAACTGTCAGACTTCGGGGGGTTGTAGTGTCTCAGTCGTCCAACAATGATACCTTTTGGGTACACCATTGTGAAAAAAGAAAAGACAAAGTCTTTGTACCTATTGGTGCAAAGTGTACATGGTGTGGTAAAAAAGAATTAGAGTGTTTGACTAGAAGAGTAGTTCCCTAGTTTTTAGAACGAGTCTTTTCATGTACATGAAGCATAATCAATGCGTAGTGTATAACCTTCATTAAGTCTTCTTTGTTATACCCATTCTTGTTTCCATATCGTTGTGCATACTTCATGATGTTTCCGATACAGAACCCTTCTCCATGTCCACCGTCAATAATAAACTCAGTTGCTTGAAACTTGTTTTTAGAATAATGTTGATTATAGGTTTTATCAACATAAGTCTTAAGTTCTTTTAGAAATTTATCTTCATCGTATTTATAGTTTGTCTGCATAATATATCCCAAATCCAATTAATATTATAAACCAAGTTAAAGCTGCATACGCATACTTTTGTTCTTTTAGGTTGTCTTCTATTCTTTGCAATGTTTCCATTGACTTTTTAAAATAATCTTCTTTCATAATTTAAACCCCATATTATATATTATTGTTCAGAAGATGTCAAGTCATCTATTGCCATATCTAACATATTTTTATCTGAAAATTTAACTGCCATTGTAAACCTATCACAAGAAGTATATGCAGAATGCCAAAAATGTTTTTCTGGTTCATCGTCTGAACCAAAATAATACCACCGACATTGCCAACCTTTTTTATCTTCTAAACTTACAATTACATTTTCTTCCATATCATAGTAATTAAAATAACCTTCACCCTTTTCACTGTAGGTAAACATCATCTGATATGCAGTTGCATTTTGATTAGTATGCCAACCTATAAAACCACCAGCGGGATAATAATTTAAAAGTGCATTATGTGTTGCACCTAACAAAGGCGGAAATTCATATCTCCAATATTCCCAAAATGATTTCCAGTTTCTATGGTCAACTGTTGCCATTCTAGATACTGGTTGACAAAAAGCAGCATCAGGATAACCGTCATGATTTTTTAATCTCATTACATTTAGATATTCTGGTGAACAATAATATTCCCCTTTGTCGTAATCTTGATGTATAGTATAAAACTCTTCATCGTGATAACCTTCGGTATCAAAAAAATCTGAACGTAATTTTTCTAAATGCCGTAAGTAAAAAGGATTAGTTATTTGAACTTCCATTTACTTATGCACCCATTTTTAAATACTTTTGTATCAACGCATCACCTTCTAGTTTCTTACCAAAAGTGTGAATTAGTTTTCCGTCTTTCTCTCTTTCAATTCTACCGTCATTATATGTAGTATCAGTCACAGAACCGTTCTCAGTATCTTGTGGTCTGTCATCGTAATAACAAGTATTGGTTTGATGACAATGTATTTGTTCTATACCTTTTGCCCACTCTTCCGCATCAAGTAATAGTTTTTGTCTTTGAACTATATCAGTATATTGTGTCATAATCCTATATTACTCATTTGTGATATAAACTTCATAAACATCATTACTCTTTCTTGTTCAGTACCACTTCTTTTGCAATCCATTCCAACTGAAAAAGTGTTCTTATAATTTTCATTCTTTATATCAGTCCACATTCTTTTCGCAACTTTATCTGCATCTAGTAAATTTATTTCATCAAAAAGATTTAAATTTTCACCGCATGTCATTCTAGTTTTTACCCAACCTAATGCATAATCAGTCCAATAAGTTTTTGCAGTATTTGTTATCCAATGCATATATGCTTCTAGACCTAATTTCTTTTTTGCATCTGCATATTCTGGAATGGGAACTTTAACCGTTTTTGGATAAAAGTCTGGTTCACTATGTACATGCATCAAATTAGACATTGAAGAACCCGTAGTAATCATAACTCTAGGTTCTTTTAGATTTTCGTTTTTAATAAACCACAATGCGATTTCATTCTGTTGACCTTTACCCCACGCATTATTAAAAAATATATCAGGGTTGTATTCTTTAATCTGTCCGAGAGTATTGGGAAGATTATTTATAAGGTCGTGTCCCGTTTCCCGAGACATACCTTTTACTTCATAATCACTAGGACAGTTTTCTAGTATTGCTTTACCAATACCGTGAGTATGTCCAGTGATTAATACCTTCACGGATTTACTTTTTGGATTACTGAGACTGAGTCTTCGTAAGCCTTAACAACATCTGCATGAGTATTAACTACTAATACTACATTTGATTTTTGTATTGATATCTCTTCGGGAGACTCTTCCGAAGTCACACAAACACCTTTTGCAAAACCAAAACCTTTTTCTGATTGAATAACCATTTTAGGTTTTTTTATTACAACTACATCTGCACCTTCATCAACATCTCCGATGAATTCTCCATACGTTGATACTACTGTTTTAATCATATTAACTCCACTTAAATTCTTTAAATTTTTCTGCGTTTACTCTATCACCAGACTCAGATTTATCAAACACGGGTACATCATCTTTAGTTGTGACCATATTCTGATTGTCATCATCTTCTAGTTTCATTTTACTTCGGTCTACTTTCAAAGTAAATCTATTGTATTTAGTCGGGTCGTTATATCTGTTTTTTAACTGTTTGACAAGTATCTTACCCATAGAGTTCAGTTCATCATTTGATATCAATGCAAACATCAAGTCCGCAGTTGCGGGTAAACCAAATGACTCAGAAGTATCTTCCAAGCCTGGGTCGTCACTTGAGAACCCTTGACGGTTTGTTTGTGTTGCACTCATAATCGGTACATTAAATTCTACTGCAAGTCCACGCATCTCTTCTGCAATACTCTTGATATAAGAATAAGAGTTTACTGCACCACCAATCATTTTCATTCTACTTGATGCACAGATATTTAGATAATCAATAAAAATTATTTCAGGAACAAAATTCTTTTTAAGTTTCAATTCATTTAATAATGCACGGAAGTGAGAAGTGTTTGCTTGACCCGTAGGATATTCTTTGATAATTAATTTACCTTCTGTCTTTGCATTTATCTGCGATACTTTATCCCTAAACATATCTTTGGATAAGTTTTCTATTTGGTCAATCGGAATATTTAATAAGTTCGCATCAATCCTTTCTGCAATTCTTTCTTCTGCCATCTCCATAGTGATATACAATACATTACGTCCTTGTGATAATATATTAGATGCACAATGACACATGAATAAAGATTTACCCACACCCGTTCCCGCAAGTGCGATATTCAAAGTCTTGTTAGGTAATCCACCTTTGGTTATCTTGTTGAAGTTATCTAAATCAAAAGGTATACGTTCTTCTTGTTCGTGATAGAAATCATATCGTTCATCTACTTGTTCAAGATAATCGTGTCCGATATTAGTATCAAAAGAAACTCCAAGAGCCTTTGACAATACGTCAGGTATCGCATTCTTTTTTAGAGTTGCATGTTTACCGTCAATGATAGAAATAGACTCCATGACTGCATTATATACTGAACGGTCTTGACACCATTTCTCAGTTCTTTCAATCAACCAATCTAAGTTCTCTGACTCAGGTGTAAAGATATTCGGTAAGAGTTCCATACCTTGTCGATAATTCTCTTCACTAAGTTTACCACTTTCATCTATTTCAATCTTGAATGACTCAAGGGTTGGTATTTTATTATACTTGGATACAAACTTTGCGACTTCTTTAAATAAGTCTTTATACACACCGTCAAAATAATCGGGAACAAGAAAAGGTAAAACTCTTCTTGTATACTCTTCGTTGGTGAGTAAGTTTCTAAGTATCGTCTGTTCTAGATTGATATTCATCTTTTAACCATTCTAAAGTTTCAGGTTTCGCACCAATCTCACCCGTGTCTTTATCTTGTGCAAGTAAAGAACCGTCCGTGATTGATTGTTCAATTATGTTGGAAAGTATTCTACCACAGTACTCCTGAAAAGTCAAATTATTTTCTATCTGTAAGTCGGGGTCGGGACTACTCACTATATCATAATTAAATGTAAGTGCATCTCTTTTTCCGTCAAACGCAACATTACCATATCGAATTACCGTTTCAGGATATTCTTCTAGTAGTCTTACGTCCCAACCCCTAGTATCATCTGTTTGTGGAATAATCTCATAGTGAACTCCTTCACTGAGTTTATCTAAGATATCATTCATATAGAATAAGTTTGTTTTATGTAATCTTTGAAATCTGTCGTTTCAAATATCGGACTCCAGAACTCAGAATTGAGAGTGTCTTTCTCACGAACCTTGTTTCCAATACTTTCACCAGTATTTT